TAATTCTTAAATATTCAGAAGGATTAACTCCTCTTGCTTTTGCCAAGTTTTTAATAATCGTCTTAAAAATTCCACCACCAAAGAGCATTGGAACACGTCCGCCATCTGCTTTTTTAATTGGATTTGATCCTGTATAAAAAGACTCCGGAACGTTTCCACTACCAGCTTCTACTTCCATAACAACTGAATCTGGAACACCTGTTTCAATCTCTTTCATTTTACCCTCTTTATCGGGTGTTGCAGTATGCTCTTCATACTCTTTAACTTTTGTAGATCCTTTTTTACCTTTTATTGGAACGTTATCTACTTTGTAACTCATAAAAACATCTTCAGGAAACATATCATCTCCACCTTTTTTCATAATCTCAATGTTACCCGTCGATACATCTTCTGTTAATGTATAATCTTTATATTGTTTAACAGACTGTCTATCTAGTGTTGCAGCTGATTCAGTTACATCATCACCAAGTGCTTTAATTTTTTCTACTAGCTTAAAGAAGTATGGAGGAGGTGTACCGGATCCTGCAGATTTAACAGCTTCTTTAACAACTTGTTTTTTACCACCACCTTTTAATAAACTAAATAATCCTGATTTAGCAGCACCACCGATTCCTGCAATGCCTGAACCAATCCATTTTAAGAAGGCACGTTTGCCCATGCCAAAGTTTTGTCTTGCTGGTCCGCCTTGTGCTTTTGAATTTTTGTCT